CACCAATATCGTGTTCAAGTACAAGGATATGGGGGACTACCTGTCCAAAACCTACAAGCAGTCCTACCCCTTGGCCCGTGAAGGATATGGCGGTCGAATCTTCAACACTTCCAACTTTTACGGCAAGGGAGATAAGGTGGTGGAAACGCTATGCGGTACACTTATCCCCGCATCGTTCGCCTCGGACAAGATTCTTGGTCGTACTTGGGATTTGGAAGGCACACGGTTGAGCGGAAGCATCAAGCCCTTGCAGACGGGCTACCGAATTGCACAGTACAACCGCATCACGGGTCAATCCCCTTGGCTTTATTGGTTTGGTCTTGAAGAGGATGGGTTTGCTGCAACAACCCCGATAACCTCCCTGCCTTTTGTGTCCCACATTGACAACCCCTACGCCCCGAATGTGGACCTCACCTTCGGGCAGCCTCGCTTGGTGTACTACAACGCCGTGAACGCAAGCGGGTCGCCGTACGCCTACACGAACAACAATCTTTACAACACCTACTGGCTAAACTACATCAACGAAACGGTCAGTCAGGAAGCCTTGCAGTTGGAACTCACGATGTTGCTATCCTCCGTGGACATCTACCAACTGGACTTCCGCAAGCCCGTGTACTACGGCGGCATCCGTTGGCGGTTGCTGGAGATTCGGGACTACCTGGTCGGGCAGATGAAGCCGTGCCGTGTCACGCTCCGCCGCATCCTCAACCTGACCGACTTTGCGGCAACCACGACCACGCCGATTGCGAGCGACCCCGAATTCCTGTTCAACGGTCCGATTGACCCCGACCCTGTGGACCCAGGCTATGAACCACCCGTAAACCCCGAACTACCCTCCGAAGGCTAAGATATGGCAGATGTAACCAAAGAGATTGCACTTGAGGTAAGCCTCAAGGATAGCACAAGCGCAGGAACGACCAGCGCAAAGACCCGCCTGCGGGAATTGCAGAAGACCCTTGCGGACATGGCCCTTGCAGGCCAAGACGGGACGAAGGCATTCCGTGAAATGGAGAAAGAAGCGGGACGGCTCAAGGACCAAATCGGGGACACGCAGCAGCGAATCAAGAATCTTGCCTCGGATACTCGCACCATTGACACCTTCGTCGGGGCCATCCAAGGTATTACTGCTGGATTCCAAATCGCCCAAGGTGCGGCGGCACTATTCGGAGCGGAGGAAGAAGAACTGCAAAAGTCCTTGGTCAAGGTCCAAGCGGCGATGGCCCTCGCCAACGGGGTGCAGCAGGTGGCCAACCTGCTGAACAAGGATAGTATCTTGATAACCCAAGGCCAAGCAGCGGCGCAGGCATTGTACGCCGTGGCCGTTGGAACCAGTACAGGAGCGATGAAGGCCTTCCGCATTGCGCTCCTTGCGACGGGTATCGGTGCAGCAGTCGCAGCGATTGGGTTATTGATAGCCAAGTGGGACGAACTCACCGCAGCAGTGCGACGATACTTGAACCTACCCGACCCCAAGCAAAGGGCAGCGGAGCAGGCGATGGCCCTGCAACGGGAGGAAGCACAGTTGGAGCAGTACCGCCAAGCGTACGAAGCCCATACCGACGGCCTCATCGCTGCTGACGCTAAACGCAAAGCCGCCCGTGAAAAAGCCATTGCAGACCGCATCGCAGAGAATGAACGCCTCGCCATCCTTGCCGCTGCTGAACTCCAAGCGGAGGCCGATTCGGTCGCCTACGAGAAAGCATTGTTGGACCAGCAGACCGCTGACTTCAACGCCTTTGCCGAAGCCTACTTTGCCGAAAGCGATGCCATCCTTGAACACGACCGCAAGAATGCCGAAGAACGCAAGGCCATTGAGAAAGCCGTTGCGGATTACAAGGAGCAGGTGGTCTTTGATTCCGTCGCCGCCATCGGGCAGACGCTCTCCGCATTTGCAAGTGAAAACAAGGGCTTGGCTATTGCGGCCTTGGCGATTGAGAAAGGTGCGGCGATTGCTAATGTCATCATAAACCTTCAAAAAGAAATGTCGGCAAATGCGGTAATGGCTTTTGCTAACCCTGCGAACGCTTTGACTGGCGGTGCAGCGGGGGCCGCACAACTCAAAGTCCTCAACACCATGGCCAAGATTCGTGCAGGTTTGCGGGTCGCATCCATCACGGCAGCGGGCATTGCAGCAGGCAAGGCTATCACAAGCGGCGGGGAAGGAGGCGGTGCGCCTTCACCTGGCGGACCGATGCCATCAGGAGCGGGTGGGGCTGCTGCTCCCCCAATCTTCGCAAACCCCAACACAACCGACCTATCCTCTTTTGGGAACGGCCAAGGCCAAGGAATGCAACCCATGCGGGCCTATGTCGTGGAGCGTGACATCCAGCAGACGACCAACAGGGTGCGCCGCTTGTCCGAATTTGCAACATTAGGCTAACCGCTACATATCCCACCATGGAACTTCCCGTGTACCGAATGACCGTGGACGAAGTGGACGAAGGCGTGCAGTTTGTCGCCCTCGTTGATATGCCCGCTATTGAAAAACCCTTCCAAGCCTTTGCTAAGACACCGCAGCGGTTCGCCGAAACGGGGGAACGCAGGGTGCTTACGGGACCGCTCATGCTGGCAGATACTCCCATCTATCGCAAGGACGACGCTTATGGGGAATATTATGTGGTATTTGACAAGGCCACCATCCGCAAAATCGTGCAGAAGTATTTCAAGCAGGGAAACCAGCACAATGTGAACGCTTACCACAACGCCGAACTCGACGGGGTGTTCATGTTTGAATCCTACATCACCGACACCGAGCGGGGCGTACTTGCACCGAAAGGCTACGAGGACACCCCTGACGGCTCATGGTTCGGGTCCTTCAAGGTGGAGAATGACGAAGTGTGGGAGAACCGCCACGCCTTCAAGGGTTTCTCCGTGGAGGGACTATTCGGCATGAAGAACACAGGCACGGAATTAGAGGTCGCACTTGCGGGCCTCGCAGACGATTTGACTAACTTTTTGCAACATATCAACCCAACCTACAAATCCCTTTAATCTATGAACCTGAAAGACGCTATCATGACCTTTCGCACCGAGTTGCGGAAGTTCACAACCCAAAAGCAATCCTTCGCTGACTACAAGTTGGTGGATGGAACCGTTGTCCGTGTGGACGGCGACCTCGTTGCAGGAACCGCCGTGTATGTGATAACCGAAGACGAAACCCTGCCCGCTCCTGACGGCGAGCATCAAGTGGAGGGCGTTGGTACTATCAAAACCGAAGGTGGCAAAATCACCGAAGTTGTCGTAGCCGAAGCCCCAGCACCTGCCGAAGAAGTCGCCGTTGCCGCTGAAATCACCCCCGAAGTTGCGGGTGAAGTGGTCAGCGAAATCGCCGAAGGATACCCGATGGTGGACCCATTGATGGTTGAAGAAATCGTCAAGAAGCACCTCGTAAGCATCATGGAGGAACTCAAAGCCGCCTACACCGAGATGGGCAAGATGAAGGAGAAAATGTCCGCATTTGCAAGCCAAATGGAAACCATGACCGATATTGTCGAGAAAGTCGCAGAACTCCCAACCGAATCCGTGAAGCCAACCGCCTCCGCTATCGTGGAGCAACGCAAGGCCGCTGCCCAGCAGAACTTCAACGCACTCGCACAAGCAATTCAATCACTCAAAAAATCTAAATAAACTTTAACCCCCAAAAACAAAGCCATGGCTTATTCATTCGTTTCCCCGCTGACTACTTACACCGAGCAGCAGCGGCTCCCCCTCATCACCAAGGCCGTATTCTCGGCCCGCACCGCATCTTTGTTCACCAAGCAGGTGGGCATCAAGTCGGCTGCTACCCTCAACCTCATGGACACCGATGCTGCCTTCCAATCAGGAACGGCTTGCGGATGGAATGTCGCAGGTGCTGCATCAGGAAACACAACCTTCACGCAGCGTACCATCACCGTTGCTCCCTTGAAAATCCAAGAGGCTCTTTGCCCTCGCTCACTTGAGCAGTACTGGATGCAGTCCCAGTTGACCGCTGGTTCAACTTACGACGGCGTGCCATTCGAGCAAGCATTCGCCGAGCAGAAAGCCCTCCGCATCGCCGAGGCTTTGGAGAACGCCATTTGGTCAGGTTCTACCTTGGTCACAGGTTTGCTGACTATCCTCAACGCTGCGTCGGGTTCAACCGTATCGGGGAACACCGCTGCCGTGTCTGCCTCGGTTGGTATCACCACAAACAATGTTATCAGCATCTTTGACAACATCTACACCCGCATCCCGCAGGCCATCCTCACCAAGAATGATTTGGTTATCTTCTGCGGTTGGGACACTTTCCGCACCTTGATTGGAGCGTTCAAGTCAACCGCCAGCGTCATGTACAACCAAGTTGACCTCCAAGGGTTGGCCGATGGTGACATCATCTACCCTGGTACCAATGTCCGTGTAGTTGCCGTCCCAGGTTTGCTTGGGTATAACCGCTTGGTTTGCAGTTACTTAGGTAACTTCTTCTACGGAACCGACCTTTTGTCCGACGAGGAGCAGTTTTCCATCTGGCCCTCAATCGATAACGACGAAATACGCTTTCAGTGTGCCCTAAAAATTGGAGTGAACATAGCGTATCCAGACCTCGTTGTTGACTGGAGATTGGCCTAAGTGTAAGGGGGGAGGGAAACTTCCCCCCGCTTTTTTAGTATAACATAACCCTCTAAAAATACACTATGTCTTGCTCCCTAACTACGGGCTACGCCCTCGGATGCCGCAACAGCGTTGGCGGTATCAAAACTATTTTTGTCCAAGCCTTCAACCCAACGGGAACGGTCGCCAATACGACTGGCTCCGTGTCGGGAACCCTTGCAGGTACTTGGTTTGAATACGACTTGACCAAAGCGACTTCATCCATGACCGAAACGCTGAATGCATCGGTTGAGAATGGAACGCTTTTCTACACTCCCGAACTGACCTTCACCATCAACAAGTTGCAGACGACCGTCCGAAATGAGTTGCGCCTGTTGGCCCAAAATCGGGTGTACGCAATCGTCCTTGACAACAACGACCGCTACTGGCTCCTCGGTGCGGCCAATGGCTTGGAGGTGTCTGCTGGAACTGCTGGGACTGGTACTGCATTTGGCGACAGGAGCGGCTACGAGTTGACCCTATCGGGCATGGAGCCGAATCCGATGCTGAATGTTTTGGTATCTCAATTCACGGTAGCGACCGCACAAATCAGCGGGTCGTAGCGTATCTTTGACCTGCGGGCCTCATACCCCGCATGGTTTAGTGGTCTGGGCCATCTCGCAAGGGGTGGCCCTTTTTTT